GAGAAGCAACAAATACTTAATAAAGTAGAGAATGCAGAAGATAAAAAGAAATTTGGATTATTTCAACAAGTTATGCAATATGAAAAAGATGTAGATAATATAGCAAATGCTAAGGATATGCTAAAAAGTGTTGAAAAAAGTTCGAGATTACATTGTTTAGGAAATGTATTAATTCAAGCTGGATACAATATAGGAATACAAGAGCCACATACTGGACTTGTTGGAGATTTCTTAGTTAAATCAGATACTCATGTATTTGAAGGGGAAACTCATTATTGTAATGTTGAGCTTGCATTTGAAAATGTTATGGATAAAGCAGAATTTGAAAACAAAGAAAAAGTTAAAAAAAGTGATAAAACTAAAAAAAGTAAAAAAGCTAAAAAAGAGAAAAATAAAAAAGTAGATAAATTAGATCAACTGTTTCAAGAAGGGTGGGATAAGAAATGAGCGAATTAGGTTCTTTAATAGGTGAAATGATAGAACAAGCTACAAAAGGAACATATATCATAAAAGCTTCTGTAGTTACTCCACCACCAAATCTAACAATTAAATTTGATGGGCAAATTATACCATCTGAACAAATTTACTGTAGCAATTACTTGTTACCTCATTATCATAGGGATTATACTATAGATGGTATTATTGATGAAATAAAAATAGATGTATCTAAATATGGTTACAATAATAATACTCAGGATGTAATGGGGCATAAGATACCAAAATTAGAAGGAAGTGGAAACTATCAGGGGAATGGAACATATAAATCTCATAAGGATATTTGGTTCGAGGATACATTACAAAAAGGGGATGAAGTACTTGTTCTTGTCATGGGTGTACATTATGTAGTTGTAACAAAAATAGTTAAAATGCCAAGTAAAGCAATAGAGGGGGTGTGATGTGGAAAAAGATTTTAATATTTTTCTTAAAAAAACGGATACAGAAGTTGAAGAAATAGCAACTTTTAAAGAATATGCTATAGATTTTAAAACTGGAGAATATATAAAAGATGATAATGATATTAAAGTTTTAGAGAAAAATGAAGCTTTAAAAGTATGGATATTCAAAGCATTAAAGACTGAAAGATTTAGATATACTGATGTACACAGTGATGACTATGGAAGTGAGCTAGAAAGTAACATTGGTACTATCTATCATAAAACAGTTAAAGATGCTTTAATGATAAATCAAATAAGAGATACATTATTAGCAAACCCTTACATTACAGAGTGTTATAACTTTGAAATTTCTAATGAAGAAGAATATGTTCCACAGATAACCTTTAATGTAAGAACTATATATGGAGAACTAGAAATGGAGGTGTAAATGAAAGATAAAATAGAATTAAGAAATAATTTCTTAGATAATCTTAAAAACCCACTTTCAAAAATGGAAGGGACTTTCAATTTTGATATTGCTGCAACATTTGGAATTACAACAGAAGAAGTTTATAAAGAGTTAGAGTTTTGGGAGAAACAAACATTCATAGATACAGCTACAGAAGATGAATACGTTGATAAGCATGCTCTAATGTTTGGAGTAAAAAGAAGAGTTGGAACTAAGGCAAAAGGTATTTTAAAAATAACAGGAAAAGCAAACTCTATCATAGAAGAAAATACAATATTTCTTAATAGAGATGGTATAAAATATAAATCTTTAAGAAAAGAATATCTTAGCACAGCTGGAGTTACGGAGATAGAGATAGAATGCTTATCAGAAGGAAAAATAGGTAATGCTGCAATAGGAGAAATTACAACGTTTGAAATTCAAAATAGCAATATCTACAGTGTTACGAACGAAAAAGAAATTATAAATGGATATGATAAAGAACCTAACTCTGTACTTGTAGCTAGAGCTAAGGAAAAAGCTACAAGGCCTGCTCATAGTGGAAACATCTATGATTATGAGCAATGGGCTAAACAAGTTGATGGAGTTGGAAAAGTCTTAGTAAAACCTCTTTGGAATGGAAATGGAACTGTAAAAGTTTTAATTGCCAACTATAATAATGATATAGCTGATTCTAGTCTAATTCAAAAAGTTAGAGAAAGAATACAAAGCGATGACGGTAGACCTGTCGGAGCTGATGTAACTATAGAAAGCTTTAGAGCTAAGATTATAAACATAGAAGTTAATACTATATTAAAATCTGGATATGCTCTATCAGATGTAAAAGAAAAGATTGAATCTCTTTTGAAAGCAGTTATAAAAACTGGGAATGCTACTTTTGAGAAAGCTAATAAAACAATACTATCTATCAATCGTTTAGAGAAAGCTATTTTAGAAATAGATGGAGTAAATGATAACTTTGTAAAAGTAAACAATTCTAATTCTAATATAGAAATTACAGATGATGAGATATTAGTAGTTGGGACAGTGATTATAAATGAGCAATAGATTGATTAAGAAAGTTTCAAAAATAGCTAGAAACACTTTACAAGAAGATTTAATAAGAACACTAGATTTAATTTGTGAATATGCTAAAAATGATATACAAAAATACAAGAAGCTATTATTTATAGCTTTTTTTAATGAGCAACAAGTGGCTAATTATGAAAGGTTTATGGAATTAGACTATAAAAATGGTTGGAGTCTACAGGATAGAAAAGACAGAATTATCTATACTTTACTATCTAAAAATATTTTTACACCTCACGTTTTAAAGGAACAAGCTAAGATATTCACAAATGGAGAAATTGAAGTTATTGAAAATTACAATGATTATTCTTTCATAATAAAATTTACATCAGTAGTCGGAATACCATCTAATTTGGATAACTTTAAAAACTTTATTCATATTAATAAACCAGCTCATTTAAATTTCAGTATTGAATTTAGATACAATACACATAACCAAGTGGCTTATCTAGTTCACAATACCTTGAAAGCTAAAACTCACAAACAGATTTATGATACTAGACTTTATAATGATGCTGATGTTATTGGAAAGTATCACAAACATATTGAGTTAAGTTCTATGAAACATACATCTTCAAAAACTATAAAAAATAGGAATATTTATGATGAAAGGAGATAAGAATGGCAGAATATACTAAATATTTAAGATTAATAAAACCAGGCGGAAATGATTATTATAACATAGATGATTTTAATCAAAACTCGGAGTTGATTGATAAAGAAACAGAGAAATTAAACAATGCTGTTACAGAAATCAAAAATGGAGCAACAAGAGAAAAGGCAGGGATAGTACAATATGGAACTACTGAAGGAAAAGCTCTCGAAGGTATGATGCTTGCGAGAATGTTTGGCTGTGTTGGCTATGGTGGGGATATACAAGATCCAGGAGCCAAAAATGTAAATTATGTTTATTTTGATAGAAATACTAGAAAAATGTATAAGTGTTTAAATCAAAATTCAGATGTATCTGCAAATGTTGCAAACTTTGTCCCACTTGACAATAATAGTCTTTTGGATAGATTGGAAAATCTAAACAGAAATTATGCAATAATATGGGAGGGAATTTCGCATGAAGTCCAGTTTTATGTTACTAATAACAGTAAATATAACTTAACTTTTGATAACATCTATTCTTTAACTATCATTGGTAACACAACATGCACTATTCCTGGTATTTTGTTAAAGAAACTTCCACTAAATAAAGAGCTGGTATTAGGTCACGACAATGGAGTTAGATCCGATGCAGTATTTTTCTTTAAAAAATTATCTAATACTTATGGAATTTTTGGAACTAGAGGATTTATAGAAGATATCCATTTACATGGATACAACACTTTAATTGTTGAATACTAATTAGCACACTCATAAACTATCGTAGTTTGTAAGTTTCTAAATGTCCCGTTAGAAAAATTATGTGTATAGAATTTCCCTTGACTAGTTAGTCTAATCCAATGATAGTCCATAGACTCAGAATGTTTAGATACTCCAGCCATATATACATCTGTCTTTGGTCTAAATTCTAAAGGTAAATCTGTTGCATTATACAGAACATTTGGGGCTCCCACTCTAGAATACTTTATCTCTAATATACAGAAATTCATAATTTTAAAGACTTTAAAATCTATATACATATCTGACCTAACATCAGATATATTATTGTATGTATAAGTCTGTATTTTGAATAGATTTTCCAATCTATCCAAAAGACTATTATTGTCAAG